GGCCAGCATCACGCTGGCCGGGCTGTTCATCTGGGGCTTTCTGACAGGCCCTGACGGTTGGGGCTGGCAGCTTTTCGCAAAGCTGGCTGGCATAGAATAGGAGGTGAAGACATGCACATGATTAACCAAAGCCAACGACGGGCCTTTGTTGAGGTACTGCAAGCAGCCAGTGACATGCTGGACTTGATGGACGAGGCACCGCCTGACGTGTGGGACAAGGAATGGCGGGCCGCAGTCCGGGACAGCATCGACCGGGTGGGCTGGCTCATCAAAAGCCACAACATCTACATCAGCAGCAAGGAGGACTAGACATGTTCATAATCGTGACAACGATGGCGTTCAAGCGCAGCTATGGCGAACCAAACTACCAAGACGACTACGAGCTGGCAGACACCATAGAGGAAGCGCAAGCCATCATAGAGAGGAAGCAAAAGAACAGCTATGTTCCGGGCGAATATAGCCTAGATAACTGGGCCATTGCCGAGGTGGTGGACGCATCAGAGCCGCACTGGATTGAGAAGAAGGAAATCTGGGGGTCGGACAAGTGACGGCGCAGGATTTGAAACACCGCAGAGAAATGCTTGGCTATACGCAGCAGAGCTTTGCCGAACGACTAGGCTTGGCTAGGCGTACCGTCCAGTATTACGAAAGCGGAGAACATGACATCCCGCGCACTGTAGAACTGGCGTTGCAAGCGTTGGAACTGGAACAAAAATAAATCTAAAAAATCTCTGGCAATGTCATTGCTTAAGCAATGTCATTGCTGGAGCAGTACTGCATCAGCAATGACTAGGCCATGCCTTTTATAGAAATAGATTTGTTTTGCTTCTGTGACAGCAATGACACTGCGACAGCAATGACACGGCAGTTACATGTCTGCCGCGTGACAATGAGGAACTCAAATATCACATTTTTAACCGTCTGTAAAGAGGAGGCACAGACATGGAAACCCAGACAAAGAAACAGCCAGACCGGGAAGACTTCACGTGGACACAGGCCCGCAACATCGCTGGGCATGAGGCCATTGTCGCCAAGTTTAAGCGAGGCTGTGCGGCAGATGACTTGCCGGAGAACTACCTAGCCAAGTTTGATGAATACTTTGTGGTGTACAACACTAAGAGCAACCAGCCCGGCATCTCATCAAAAATCAGCACATTAAAACCATATGTGCCGAAAGTCGGAGGGCTGACGGAGGCCCACAACATAGGGCGGCATGAGCCGGACATATTCTATAAGCTGCTGGCAAAGAAAAACTATGGCGGCATGGTCGGTGACACATACAGCACACCATGCGACTTGCTGTTCGTCAGGACGGAACACAAGCAGCTATACCAGACTGTCCACAAGCTACGCATGTATGTCGATGATGACTACTACAACCGTGTCGAAGCCATCTGCAAGCCCAGAGGTGAAAGTCCTGGTCGCATAGGGCTGCGGCTGATGTTCCTAAAAGAAATCTCGGAAGGCATGGAGGTGGATTACCTGTTTGAAGGAACCCGCGCCAAGCCAATACGAGTCAACAAGGCGGCATACGAAGCGTCAAAGCGTAGGCAGGAACGACTAAAGCAAGCCACCTTGCGCGGGCTAAGGCCGCATCACTTCCATGCGAAATATTCCTTGCTGAGAAAGATGGAGATAGAGACGGGCGAGAAGCACCACCTCGACCACTACTACCCGCTATTCGGGCGTGATGATTGCGTATGTGGCCTAAACGTGCCGTGGAACCTGCAAGTGATTACCGCAGAAGAAAACCTAGCCAAAAGCAACAAGATGCCGGAAGAGTTTTACGGGCCGGACCACACACCGCCGACATGGGAAGGGGGCGATTAGCAATATGCCCACCCTTTATGCTAGGCTGGCAGAGAAAGGAGCGTTGACATGTTCAAGACGCTCGTACTGGTGTGTGTGATAGGGCAGCCCAATAACTGCGCCCTCTTTGAAGACACCACAGGCTTGAAAAAGACAGAGGCAGAGTGTTACGCACGGGGCGTGGAGATGGCTTCCGCAGTCATCCCGCTGTTCCCCGTGCCGATGCAAGCCCACTTCAAGTGCGAGAAGCTGAACGGAGCTTAGGCCGCTTGTTCACGCCCTTCTTGCGCTTGTTCCAGAACGGCTGCTGCGCTGCCGTAGGCTTTACCTTGCGCTGGTAACGGCCAGGCGGTGTCGGCGGTATGTCAGGCGGGGCCGTGACCGTTGACAATAGGTTGCGGAACTCTTCCATGCTCATTTGTGCGGCGGTCTTCATCTGTCAATCCCTCCCTGACAATCATGCACCACGTCTCAAAGCTAATCGTGGCGGTGTCGGCCTTGCCCCAAAAATCAGGGTTGATAGCCGACAGAAAAACCACACAGCGGATAGGCTGGCGGTCGAACTTGTAGATGAGAACAGGCTCACACATGGCAGCATCAGCCGCCTTGGTCACCTGTTGCCACCATTCTTCTCTATAGCTATGGCCCGAAGCGTAGCGTTTGCACTCAATGACCCAGCCCGGCACACCAATCAGGTCACCCCGGTCACCGCTCCTGTATTGCTCTAGGTCTCGTTTCGCCTCGAAGCCGAGCGAGTCGTAGCACATGCGGGCCACATCGCGTTCAAACTGTGCGCCCTTTGCGCGTCCATTAGTCATGTCTCTGCTCCATAACACATATCCCTTGGCCCCATGCCAGCCGTGTAGCGGAGAAACAAACCAGTCTTGCGGCACATCGTCATCACAATGTGCATACCGACAGACAATCAATCGCTGGCCTCAGAGTCATACTCAACTTCAAAATAGGGCATCACCTTGCCCTCGCCTCCACATACACCGCACTCCCATGAGTAGCTGCGGGTGATGTCAAACCCTATTTCCCCATGCTCATACAAGTCAATAGGAATCACGCCTTTGCCCTCGCACTTGGCGCAGTCGAACAATTCATCCGAATCAAAAACAATAAACATAGTTGACACCTGTGTTGATGATGGTTAGAACGGGGATATGGAGGGTGTTATGCAAAAAGAAATTCCTGATTACAGCCTGTTCTTTGGGCGGCAGCACGTCAGCGCATCCGGCGCAACGCAGCCGATTGATGAGCATGTGTTGAAGCTGTACCTACGCAAAGAACACAAGATGAACTTCCCCTTTGCTGCGCGGCCTCGTGCTGGCCAGATAGTACAAAGCATAGCCGACATGGCACTGGGCGTCCATGAGTACAGCCCCATCTACGGGCGTAAAGAGCCTATGGATTTGGACGAGGCCATTAGCCGTGGCATGACAAAGTTTGAATTTTACAAGCCGCGTGACTGGGACGGAGGCAAGGATGCAGAGGAATACCACCACTTCAAAGAAGTCATCCCGCAGATGGCGAGATACGCTGTTGAAGGCATCAAGGTATTCTATGAAGGCGTTGACTTCGAGGGCGAGTACCAGCGGTTCTACAACGAGGAAAAGCTGGATGTCCCCGTCATCCTGTTCCAAGACTTCACGGGTGCTGGCAGACAGATTGACCTGAAGTGCAGTCTGCCGCTGCGGAACCCGCCCAAGAAGGATGGCACCCGCACTTGGCGCAACCCCAAGCCCAAGACAGAACCCACTCCCCAGCAAATCATGCAACAGGCGGTCTACAACAAGGCCACAGGCGATGCGCCCGGACTGTTGTTTGTGACGCCAGCGGGATACAACATCGTTACCGCCGAGAACTGTGACGCACTGAGGCCGGAGGCTCTCGAAGCCACCTACCAAGACGTAGTGCGCCGCTGGGTGGTGCAACAGAACTTGCTCAAAGCTGCAAACCAGAATTGGGCAACCCTGTTTGGCCTGGTCCAGCCGGACTTTGGTCAAATCGCGGGGCGACACGGCCCTGAAATCCTGAAAATAGCTAGAGAAACATGGAGGTTTTAGCTATGACACTCAAAATCCAAACTAACATTCCTGTACCTGCTCGTGGACATGGCCGTGGCCGTGAGATGAGCGTTGAAAGCCAGATTGCTTTGAAGATGAAGCCCGGTGACAGCGTGCTTTGCCCTAATGAAGTCATCTATAGGCGTGTCATCAAGACACTCTGGAAGAACAACCGCCCGTATGCCTCGCGGCGCTCGCCTGAGGGCTTCCGTGTCTGGCGCATTGACGGGCGCACATTGCCCAAAGCAGCCAATGCCTGACGTTGGCGAACTACAGCAGCAGCTTGACCGTCTTGAGAAGCGGATGGCCGAGTTGCAGACAGAGATGAGTGACATGAAGGCGGCTTGGACTGTCTTCATGCACCTCATGGCCGACCACTTGCACAATAGAAAGGTAACAGATGAGGAATGACACGGCTAGTTTGTTGCAAGTCTTGTCCGCAGCGGAGCAGCATCTCGACTACATGAGAAGAAGCCTCGCATCAGAGACTGGCAGATACACTGTAGGTGAACACGACCAGCTTTACCGCGACATACAACGTGTCTGGGATTTTGCTGGGGAAATGGAGAAACAAAAATGAGCAAGATGATTGACGCGATGGGCCTTGTGTCTGAGTTGCACAAGACCCACGGCATAGCGCAACGAGGGGGCAAGAAATATACCCAAGTTGTGCATCGCATGGAGGCGTTCAGGACCGTGTTCGGGTTGGACTGCGGCGTGGACACTGACATTCTTGTTGATGATGGGCAACGTGTGGTTGTAAAAGCCGTTATTACAGACAATAATGGTCTCATCGTCGGCTCAGGGATGGCTGAGGAAATCAGGGGCCAAGGCAACGTCAACAAGACAAGCGCCTTGGAGAACTGTGAAACCTCGGCCATTGGCAGGGCGCTGGCAAGCATCGGTCTGTCCGGTGGTGAATACGCCAGTGCTAATGAAATGGAGGCTGTGCCACGCAAGCAGCAGAACTTGGAGGAATCCAGTTCGGGCGGCGACTCCGGTGGGAACCCTCCATCCCCTGTTGAGACGCCGCCCGATGCCTACGACGAATCTGACCGTCAGTTGTACATTCAGATGAAGTCCAGGTTGGAGAAAATTCAGATGGTTGGTGGTGTTCACAACTTGTTTGCTGAGAACAAGCATCAAATCATGGCGGTCAAGAAGCGTAATCCTGAACGTGCTAAGGCGCTTTTTGAACTCTTTGAAAAGCACGAACAGAGCCTTGGAGGTTAATCATGGCTAGACAATGGAAACCAATCACGCAGTTCCGGGCGTGGCCCAACGACAAGGGTGCCGCCAAGTACGGCAACAGCAAGTGGACGCCGTACAAGGACGGCGCACCGGCTGACGTGCATCTGCGTCATGATGTGCAGTATTCTGTGCGCGTGTACGAGAATGACGACGGCAGCATCACGCTGAAAGTCGAGCAGCCAGTAGAGTACACTGGAACCGACAGCGTGGCTGATGACGTGTCGCAGGGTGGCATGAGGCAAGTTGCCGAAGCCATTGGAGTGCAGGAAACTGTGCGTAAGTCGAAGATGTCTCTGGATGATGACATCCCATTCTAAATCAGTCTTGGTAGTGCCTCGGCCAGACGGGTTGCTGGTAAGCATCGACGGCGTGTCCCACTACAGGGATATGAACTCGACGCAGCTTCTCTGGATGGCCGAGCGCTTCCTCAAAGCCGGATTGGAGGCCCAACGTGAAGAAAAGAGGGCCGAGAACCAAGAAGAAAGACACGAGAAAGGTTAGCTGTGCTTTCTGCGGCAAGGAACATTATGTCATGGATGGAACGTGGATTGCGAATGGCAACAGACATATCCTATGCCATGACTTGCAAGGAGGGTGTAGTGCAAAGATGCGANGAGTGCGGTCAGGTGATACTTGAAAAAGGCATACCAATACCCGGTGCAAAGCGGGACAAGTGGAATATCCTGGACCAGATGGAGGTCGGGGACTGCCTAGCTGCGACCACAGAAGCGGACTACGAGAAGGTGCGCGGGGCTATGTACCACAGAGGTATGAAGTACCGTTCACGCAAGGAGCCTAACGGTACAGGATACAGAATCTGGAGGATAGCATAAAGTTATGCGGGTGGCCTCTTAGTACAGTTGTAGAGGTCTCCCGCACTAGGATAAAGGGGCAAGCCACAATGAAACTTGAGGTTGCGGACTACATTGAGTTGGAAGACGGCGGTGCTGTTGTTGTTCTCGAGATGGATGAAGAGACACGCACGGGCTTAATCTCAGAGGCGATACAGCGCATAATCCTTGAGGCATTGGAGAGTATGACAGACAAAACTCAAGACGACACAGTTTCTCCCTAGCGAAAGCGGCAAAAGATGCCGGGGGCATCGCCGCCTAGCCACTAAGCCCCGCTTCGGCGGGGTTCTTTTTTGCGGGAGTAACTACCCTTGCCCTTCTTGGGTTTCACCACGCGAGGCTTGAACAGCTTGCTTGTCAGGCTGCGGGCTTGCGGGTTGCGCGGTTTCATTTCTTGGACTTTTTGGCCTTGTTCCGCTTTGAGATAGCTGCTGCCTTCTTCTTTGCGTCAGCCTTGCTGCTTGCACCCCATGCCCTGAGAGACAACAGGAGCCTGGTAGGTTTGCCCTTCGCATCACGCTCCGGCCCTCTCATGCCACCCATTCGTGCAAGGAAACTGGCACGGCGCGGGTTGTCGCCAGATTTGACAGGGCGCTTGAGGTTCATGCCCTGCTTCTTGGCGGAAGCCCTGCCCTTGGCGTTCAAGCCACCCTTCGGGTTCTTGCCTTCCTTGCGCTGCCATGCCGGAGTCTTGGCCATTACTTCTTCTTCTTCATCTTGGTGGCCTTCTTCAGGTCAGCACCAGTGATTTTCTTGCGAGGCTTGGCCATAGCTGCCAGCTTCTTTTGCTTCGGGGAATATTTGGAATAAGGCATGTAAGACTCCACACTAAACATTGCGCATACGCTCGACGAGCCTGTCAGCCCGTGCCGTCACTTGGTTATACCACAAACTGTCCTGCATCTCATCCGCAGCCCTGTGCCAGTCCCTGTCGTCAATCGCAGCCTTCATGTTGCGGAAGCGGGACAGGCGAGGAAGTCCCATATTGAACAGCATGTTGGCGATGATTAGCTGCACCTCTTCCGGCAACTCAGCAAAGTCTGGATACAGCTTCTCACAGTCCTGTAGCGTGACGGTGATGTCCGCCTCGAACGCCTCCCGTACCCGCTCGTCGCTAACGCTAGTGCCAACTGGCTCACCATGCTCAGGGTCTTTCTTGGTAATCATGTGGCCTATGCCAAAGGTGGGATGCCCAGCCGGGCAGATGTAAATCTCGTTGACGCAGCCCTCGTCTTCCTTGAGGTCGTCAGCCAGCTTGATTAGGTTCATCGTGTCTTCCTGTAGCGCTTCGTCTTCTGCGCGATTCGTTTTGGTTGCTTGCTAACTTGCTTTCCGGCTCTAGTAGCCTTCCTCTTTGCTCTCGTGGTCGCCGCATATTCTTGGGCAGAGAGGGCTTTAATGGCTCTGGACGGTAGGTAGCGTTCCCCGGTTGCTTTCGGACCCTGCGTGGACGGCTTGCCACTCTTGGTTCTCCATTTCTGCTTTGTCCAATCCTTGAGGCTGCGTTGTGGTTTCTTGAGTGCCATTAGTTCTTATAGCCGCCCCCTGCCGCCTTGTACTGCTTGGCCAGCATCTGCGCCTTGCGGGCAGACCACTGACCAGGCTTGCCGCCTTTGCCGCCAGCTTTGATTTTGGAGAAAAGTCTTTTGCGCATAGTGGGCTTAGTATAGTTACCAGCCTCGTTCACGCGGGACTTTGTCTTGGTGGGTTTGCGGGCCATCACTTCTTCCTGAACTTGTCCAAGCCCTTGATGCCAAGGGCAGCACTGCACACCAAGAATACCAAATATTGGTACCAGTCGGGTAGTTCATTCAGCCTGTCAAAGCCGTTCTGCACCACGTCCTCCATGCCAGGGATGAACACCAGCACGACAGGGATAAGCACAATCACGGTGACGATTTCGTCTTTGAAGGAAGACTGNGTGGACTGCGCCATGATGAGTTCCCACTTGGAATCATGNGTGGCTGCTGTCTTCATCACCTCGGCCTCAGCCTCGGCTTTGGCNTTTGCGACGGCNCCCTTTGCCTTGGTCTGCTCAACCTTGCTTTCAAGCCAGCTACCGGCCAGCCCTGCTATTGGGCCTATAAGTGCCTGAATCATCTCTTCTCACTCCCAAGCCAAACAGCAAACGCNCCCGTCATCGCGCCGCTGACGACACTGACCATAGCGCTCTGCTGTGTTGTGATGTCTTCGAGGGACATGCCCCACTCAATGACGCGGATATACATGATGGTCATGACAAACATCATAAACCGTGGCAGCAGCTTCCATTCGAGAACCTGTTGTGCGCTCATCAAAGCCTCCCCTGCTCGTGAAGAATAATAAGAACCAGCCCGCTGACAACAGCNAGGCATCCGACAACAAACGCGGCGATGATTGCGCCGTCCATAATCTTCCTGCGCTTAACTGCGGCAGCAACGGCAGCCTCCCGCCTGGCCACCCGTGCCTTGGCCTGAAACTTCTGCCAGTCATGCCAGAGACCGGGCCGACCCGCGTAAATCATAATGGTTTTGAGTTCTTCTTCTTGCTGCTTTAGCTGCTCAAGAGCCATAAACTCTTCGAGGTCCGAGCCACCGCCCTTCTTCTGCGCTTTGTGCTGTAGCTTCTCCTTGGCACCTACAAACTCAGCGACGGCATTACCAGCGGCGGCAATCTCCTTGCCATTCTGGACAGCTTGCTTGATGACGGCAAAGGCAGCATTGGCGGCGGCAAGTTCAGCAAGCATCAATATATCCTTACGTTGTCTTCCCTGACCAGGACGGGCAGACAGTAGCTAGTAATGTTTCCTCCTTGCTTATGCAGACGCTGTGCGAAATACACACAATCATCCACATTCCAAAAGTGCATGTCTCTGCTTTTAGGTTTGCCGTCTAGGAAGACGTGCAACAGGAACACATGCACCAACTCCATCAGACAATGCCGAAAGCCTCCACAATCAAGGCAATGGCAATAGCCACAAGCACGGCCTCCATTCGCCACATACGCTTCTCAAGCCCATCCAGCTTTGAGTGGACAAGCTCACGAAACATGGAACACTCACGCTCATGCGCCTCAAGCTGTGCCTGTGTGTCCATCAGTCAGCCTCCGGCCAGTCAGCTATGGGTGCGTTGCCTGTTGGATTACCATTAGCATCTACCGGCACATCGAACAACGCCACAAAGGCCGCGTGGTCAGCCGCTGCGTCGATGGCAGATTCGATGGTGTTGCTGGCTGTGCGTACTGCNGCNCNNNATGTCAGGGTNGCCGCATCCACCGAATAGCCTGAAACCTCTGACGCCTTGATGACCATCCAGTCGGTCGGGGCCAGCAAGCCACCGGCCTGTCTTTTGACTGTGGCCTTCCACACGCTCTTGAGGCCCAGCGTCACAACCTGATTGCCGTCAATGTCCAGCAGCGGGTCGCCGTTCTCGTCAACCTCATTCACATCGGCCAGCGCCTTCGGGGTGCTTGCGTCCCACCAGAAGCGATTGTCATAGGATGCTGGCGGGGCAACCCACACAAGGCCAGCCGCAGTCTTGTCTGCGTCAGACCAGTTGCCCCACGTTTGTGGGTGGGTGATGCCGTTGTCATCCTGCCAGCTTCTGCCAGCGCGGATAGTTTTGCCGTTATATTGCCACATCTCTATCTCCTATCTGGCGTTGGCGTATTTGAATGGCTGTTCAGCGAAGGCGAGGTAAACATAGGTTGCACCGCTTACATTAAATTGGTTTGGTGCATCTCGTAACTTGATGCCGTTGCTTACGAAATCTAATTCTATTGTGCTGTTGTTTGCAATTTCTGCATCGCTTGCATTTGCATACAGCATACTGTCGTTCACATTTGTTGGCTCTCTTGCTGCATCAAACATAGACCAGTTGCTTGTAGAATCTGTTCTCTTAAACATAACAAAAGCGGGGCGGAATCCGGTGTATAAAAACGGGCCGTCAGTAGAGCCGTTCCCAACATGACTGCCAGCCTTCACCATACCGTCAATGTCGGCAAAGCAGTAGGCGACTAGAGAATTTCCAGAACCACTAACAGCCGCATCGTTTGCAATAGAAAAAACCGACGCGGTTGGCTCAGTGTTACTCCATACTGCGCTGCTTGTTACCGCTGCACCAGTTGCGTTCAAATTTAGATACTTTGTGGCTGTCAACCCACTGTGGTAAACGCGCCAACTCTCAGCAGCCGAACGGTTTTTGACAATTATCATAGATGGCGCTTTGCCCAGACCGTGACCGATTGTGCCGCCGCTTGCTCCCGGCCCGGTATAGGTCAGTACACTAAACCCACTCTCAGGGCTGGCCGACACGCTGCTGGTTATGCTGCCATCGGTATTGCTGACTGCCGTGCCGCCAGCTTTCCAATTCCACGCTACATAGGTGCCACCAGATTGATTTAAAGCCGTGCCGGTCCCTAAAGCGAAGCCGTCACTTTCGAAAGCTGTCAGCCGTGTCGTTGTTGTGCTTTCGGCGCTTGTGCTGTCACTGTTCAGGTGTTTCCCTGAACCGCGGATAACGTCATAAATATTATGGGCGAAGGAACTACTGCGCCTTTTAATCCAAACCCAGTCTGGCTGGAACCCGACCCCTGTGATTGAACGCACTGTTTCGTTGCCGGTATACAGCACCGTGTTAAAGTAATCTGTCGGCGCTTCATCCGCTGCCGGGTCGATGCCGGGGTCGGGCAAATCGACCGCTGCGAAAGCTGTATACCCTGACGGCGGTGTTGTCTCCCAGTCGTCGGGGTGGTCGTGCATCGTAATCTTTGCTGGTGTACCAGCGTGGATGCCGCCAGCCCCTACCGTCAGCGGGGTGTTCGCTGTGAAGGTAAAGTGCGGGTTTGTGCCAGCAGAAATGTCTGGGGTGCCGTTGACCGTCTGCACAGTGCCTTCATGCGAGAACCAGCCCTTGCCAGCATCATAATCAATGTAAACGCCAATGCGCTGGCCCACCGTTGTGAATTTAGTTGGCGCACCCTGACTAACACCATCGTCATAAATCGCAGACGCGGCAGTTGAACCGCCACCGTTGTATGCCGCCGCCAGTTTGCTGTTCCCGCCGCCGCCAATCGTGTCAATGTCTGCGTCTGCCTCAAACACACAAATAGCCTGACCGTCACCGCTATCCCCGGAATAGGCTGTATCAAGCTCAAACTCACAATATGCCTGACCTTGACTGCGGAAGATGGTTGAGGGGCAGCAGGAGAACCCTGTGCTTCCAGACGTGAAGTTTATGGTCTTGTTGCCGTCTGTCAGCGCAGTGCTATATCTCAGGTCTTTCGACAAGCCGTTGAACGTAATCCTGTTGTCCGTGGGGCTGTCCGGCATCTGGTCAGTCGCAGCCAGATTGTTCGCCGTGAAGTCGTGACCGTTGCCGCTGGTGTCATCGCCCAGTGACGCGCTGTCCTGAAACGCCAGCTTGAAACCGTTGGTGCCGTAGCTGCCGGTGTAATCAATCGGCACCCAGATGCCAGCCTTTGTCTCGCCAAAGCTGGATGCGTCTGCTGCTATGCCGTCAAGATAATACATATCAGCGACATAACCGTCGAAATAGTTACTGCCGCCATAAAGGCGGCCTATATACTGGTTCAAACCGCCAGTGTATATGTTCGCATTGGCGTTTAAAGATGGATAGCTTTCGGTTGAAAAGTCAGTCTGTCTTTCGCCATTGACGTACAGCTTTATTCTGTCTCCAGATGTGGCGTCAGTGCTATCCACTGTCAGAACAATGTGATACCACGCAGAAACGTCGCGAAATTGTGCGCTGGTTATAAGCCTGTCGGCACCAAACAAAAACACCCTTATGGTGTCGCTGTTAAAGATTATAGGCACATCTTGCTGGAAGCTAATAAAGTCCATTCGAGAGCCGATGTTGGCTCTTTTTATCCAGAAAGAATAAGTGAATGTCTGTTGATTTCCGGCGCTTCCCCACAGCTTTGACAGATAGGCGCTGTCATTGTCATTGAACCGCACCGACTGGTCTATCTCATAGGGATAGAACCCGCCGCTGGCGTACATCCATTGACTAGAACCAAATGGGCCGGACATGATGCCCCCTATGCAAAAGCAAGCTGCGGCGTGCCAAGCAGGATGCGGCCTGATGCGGCCACAACATACGGCACAATGTCGGTGGTGCTGTCTGCCGTGGATAGCGTCAGGCCAGCACCGCCAGCCGTCTCATAGTCGGTGCCTAGCGATACAGTGCGGCCACCAGTCCCGTCCTGAATGAACACGATGAAGCCGGACTGCCCAACCTGCTCGGTTGTCGGGTTAGCCAGTGTGACATTGCCGGTCAGCGTCAGCACAAAGTTCTGGTTAGTGCTAAAGTCCAGCGTGACCGAGCCGGTGTTTGTCGTGTCAGTGTCGGTTGAGCCAACAGCCGCGCCTGTAAGTGTGCCGCCCGCCGTGGCGAATTTGCTGTCTAGCTGGGTCTGAATGGCGCTAGTCACGCCGTCAGTGTAGTTCAACTCAGTGACAGTAGCCGTGATGCCATCAAGCGTGTTCAGTTCCGCAGCAGTCGCGGTCAGGCCAAGATTGGTCAAAGCTGTTGCAGCATTTGCAAGGTCGGACAGGTTGTTGGCTACCTGCAAGAAGTCAGCGGCAACCAGTGCCGCATCTGCCCACGCAGAGCCTGTGTAGACTTTAAGATTGTTTGATGTGGTGTTGAAATACAGGTCACCGGCTGTCAGGGCGTCGCCATCGTTGTCCACAGACGGGTCGCTTGCCTTCGCGCCAAGGTAGGTGTCGTCAAAGTTGTCGGCTGCAAGCTCGGCTGCTGCTTGGGCAGCTTCCGCAGCCGCTTGCGCTGTTTCTGCGTTTGTCTCAGCCGTTTCAGCATTTGCTTGCGCAGTTTCCGCCGCTGATTGCGCCGTCTCCGCTGCCGCTTGTGCAGCCTCGGCGTCGTCAGCGTGGCCCGATGCTGTAGTTGCGCTTGCAGCAGCGTTGGTTGCGCTTGTCGCGGCGGACACAGCATCTACGAGAAGCTCAAAATGGTCCGTGTCAGTCAGCAAGTCACCGGCTACGGAGTCAGCCACGCAGATGTAGACGTTGTTAAGCTGTGCCGCTGTGGTGGACTTGATGATGTCACGCTCGGAATAGGCGCTAGTAGTCGTCGTCGCGTCTGTACCCTGGTATGTGCCAATCTCTTGCGTAACCGACAGGTCACCGCTGCTGTCAAAGGCAAAGATTTTGTTGGCCCGTGTGGTGGCACCCACAGTAAACTCAGGCGAAGTTATTGTATTCGTTTTAGAAATCTTGATTGCGCGGTCAAGCTCTTCCTGCTGGTCCTGCACGATGAATGTCAGGCGGTCCAGCGCGTCCTCGTGGGTGGCAGCAGGGAACGGGTCGTTTGGAGTGTAGTCAGTGGTCTGTGTCAGCGGGATAGCACGCAGAAGAACCACAGTCTCGCCGGTTGCAGGGGCCGTTACGAAGGTAATGTTGCCGCCGCCAGTGTTGCCAACGCCCGACACACTGTAATGTGTCGTCTTGGTCTGGACAGTTTCGGCACCAGTGGTGTCATTACGAAGAATGACTTGGATGTCATCGTCGTCGAAGACCTTGAAAGTATAGGCAAAAACGACTGTGGAGTCGTCTCCGCTATAGCTGTTTTTCGTGTTGGTGCTGCTGACTGTCATGCGTCACTCCTCTGGTCCCTTATACCTCAGATTTGGGCTTGCTGGAACCCTACTCTACGGTCGCTGTCTCTGGCCTCATGTCCACTAACTTGTTAAGTGCGTTCTTGATTCCTATGGCGTTCTGAAACGGCACAAGTGTATTTAGTGCGCGTTGCTGGCCTTGCGAGAACTGCTTGTCAGGATTTAGCAGCGCTCTGGATGCGGCCTGAGCTGAGCTAAGGCCCTTGCTAATAAGCTGCACACTAGGCACACCACCAATCAGGTTCGTGTCCAGACCTGTTGAACGGTACGCGAACACAGGGTCATCTGAGTAGAACATGGCTCCGGTGTCAACCAAAGCCGGAAACAGCGATGCCCAAGAGCTACGCTGAAACGCGGCTCTCCCGACGGCCTCGGCCGACAGCCTTTCTTTTAAGAACTCTTCTTTGTCATCCCTGAACTGGGCGTTGACTTGGGTTTGCGCTACGTAAGACAACCCAGCAAACGCCGCCGAATACACCATTCCGCTGTATCCTCTAAAGTCGTTTGCCTTGATGTTATGCAGGGTCTGTTTCGCATAAGAAACCAGCATAAACGTGCGGAACTGGGTCAGAATCTGGCCCATAGTTGATGTCATATAAAGGTTCAGGTTGCCCACGTCGTTCTGCTGGATGCTGCGGCGGGTCCAACGGGATATTGCAATCAGAAAGGCGTCTCGCGCTTCCCCGTCATCCCAAGCCCCAAGGTTGATTGCCCTGACTTTTTTTCTTTTGAACATGGAAGACGGCTGTCTAACGGCGTTCTTCCTGATTTGCTCATAAACGCGCTCCGCCATGGCCTCGTCCAAGCCCAAACCGGCTAAACGCTTGCGGGACAGGTTCCTGGCTTTGAACGCCAAGTCTGTCATGGTCTGCACGGCCACTCGCACTGCTATTCGTTCAAGCGCCAGCGTAATCGGAGCCATACCCGAAAGGTCTGCTGTGGCCCGCTTCAACGGGGCAAGCATAAACAGCGCCTTGTCAATCCAATCGCCGCGTCCCTCGCTGAACACCCCAATGGTGCCAGCCCTGTTCATGGCTTGGTTGGTCAGGCGGTCTGAGCCAATACCAGTAGCGGCTTCAATGTCCCGCAAGACTTCATCTTCAAGTTCGCCGTTCTTAGCCCTGCGCAATACCCGTCTCATTTCTGGCATCTGTTGCAGCACCGCCCTCCAGCCACCAATGCTGACGGCGTTGCCAAGCTCCGCGACCTGAGCAAAGCCGACCTGGTTCATTAGGCGGATGAAGTTATAGTCTTGGACTAGACGCGCAATCCTTGCGTAGTTACCAGACGGGTCCGCTGCTAACGGAGCGCGGCGGTTTAGAATCATGTTAATCATGGTCTGAGCTATGAGGTTTTCATGCTTGGCTTCGTCCACGCCTTTCTTTCCAGCACGGCCTTCTGCTTCCGACAGGTTTCTGTCCAACAACTGATTGATTGTCGTCTCATCCTTGAGGCCAACACGAGCCAGCGCAATCCTGCCCGACATACCGCCAGCGTAAGACGTAAACACTTGCTCAGCGTCACGCTCCTGCAAGTCTTTCAGGCGCAGTGTTTCCTGCTGACGTGTTTCAGAGTTAAAAACGCTCAATTCTTCTTGCATGTTGAAGCCAAGCCGACGCCGCGCTCTCTGCGGAGTGCCGTCAGGGCGCTGCTCAAACAAGGACATCAACCGTGTTGCCTCGTCCTCTGTCATGAAGCCCTCTTCAACGAGGATTTGCTTCATAACGTCACGGTCTTCTGTGGTGAAAAGGCGGGCTGCGCCAGAGTCCATGCCAGCGCCGTCGCGGTTTAGTTTGCCAACCATACCTTTGACAATCATCTGCGCGGCTTCTTCGTTCATGTCCTCGGTGCCGTTCATCAGCGCGTTTGTCAAAAGTCGGCTGACCGCGACATCTCCGTAACGGTGCCGCGCCTCAACAAACTTGAACGAGTCCCAAAGGTGTGTGAAGTAACGCAAGTTTTCGGGGACGCTCTCGAAGCCACGGACCTCTGAATCTTTAGCCCCATTTAGCAAGTCACGCTTAATCTCTGCTTGCCTTTGTGCCGCACGGCGAACTGCGGGGTGAAAGGGCAACTCAGGGTTCTCAATAGCGTCAGCCACAAGCTCACCAAACTGGCGGCGTGGCAGATTCATTGTACGTTTGAAGTACCCGAAGCCTTGGTCTTTGGCCCACTCCTTGTATGCTGGGTCATAGACGGCGTAGTAACGGCTCAAGGCAGACTTGAACTCGTTTGTCTTTATGATGTCAGCGGTGGCCTCAAGCGGACGCTCTGTATCCTTACCCCCACGGAAGCCAACAGCGTCTTCGCCAAGAATCCGCCCTAATTGATTAGCAATACGGTTCTTTGAACCCAACAGGCGGGCAATCATGTCAAACCGCAGTGGTATTCCTGTAGGGCCAAGTTTAGCCATAGCGGGTTCAACTGGGTCACCGGCAGCCTCTATGGCGTTTTCCGTGTCAGTGCGCGTGTATCCGACCATCTGCGGAGGTTCAAACTGGTTCTCGGCTGCGCCAACACCGGTACGGCCTCCTGCTGCTTGTCTGGCCACCGCTTCGTCAGCAGCCTTATCTGCTTCGTTAAACGCCTTTTGCGCTTCCTGAAAAACTCTAAATTCTGGCAGCGCCGCCTCTAGTCTAGAAGCCTCTTCCGAACTAATTTCTCCAGCTTCAAGCCTTTCGTCTATTTGTGCAGCAGCGGCATCTTTTGCCTTGCGGGCCTCCGAGACAGCCTCGCGGGCTTGGTCTGCCCTGTCGAGGGCAGCGTTTACCTCGTCATCGGTAATTTCAACTGACCTTCCAAAAGGTTCGCCAAGTCCCTCGCCCAAAATTCTGCTATTAACCGCATCGACAGCCTCGACTTGTTGCGCGTCGTCTGCTGCCTTAGCCATGTTGGCCATTGCCGGTCGGATAGGGTCTGCGGTGTCAACACGGCCAAATGTGGACAAGCCACCGCCAATCAAGAACCCGGCGCTTGCTGAGTACAAGATGTCGTAGGGGTCTTTGACGGCGTTCTGACTGACTATGTAACTCTCAACAATCGCGTTGGTTGTTGCAGCAGCGGCTCCACCACGGAAAGCCCTCTGCAACCTTGTCAGCTTGTTGCCCCAAATCAATGGCGCGGCTACGCCTTCTGTGGCGATGCTAATCCCAATCGCTGCCGGGTCAGCCAAAGCAACACCAAAACGGATGCCAACACCTCCCCAGCCAAGCTGAGCAAGTTTCTGGTCGTTCTCGTAAGTCCTTAAAGCCTCTTCGCGCAAAGACTCAAGGTGAGCCATGCTAACCGAGTCCTCTACAAAGCCGTGGTAATCCTCCGGCAGCCCAGACGTTATCCTGTTGTAGTCTTCTGTAGATAATTGAAAGTCGGGGTCCGGGGCAAACTCTTCACGCCCGCGTAACGCCCAAGACATCATCCAGTCTTCTTCGACAGATGCTTGGACAGCCTCCCCGAATGTCGGCTTTTTTTCTTCTAATGCGGCCTCGGCAGCCCGTTCGGCAGCCTTACGGGCCGAGACAATTTCTGGCCTAGAAGGGCGGAGCAGGATGTCATCTTCTTCTTCCATTATGAACCACCAGCCATTTCGCGCTCTTTGGCTGACACCTCTGCTGGGGTAGCCTCAAGCATTTCAGTCATTTTCCCGCCCAAGCGTTCAATGTCTTCCGGCTCCAAACGGAAGCTGCGCTCTGGATGCAAAAGACGAAGCCTCTGCTTCCGGGCCTCGTAGTCATCTAGCCCCTCAAACCGTCCAGTGCGGGTCGTAAACTCGGCCTCTACCGTGCGGCGGAAATTAAGTTCTGCATTTTTTGCCACCCTAGCCAGTCCAGCGTCCGACCGCTGCGTAACCATGTAGCTTTCCAAGTCGTCGATGCTGAACTCAACTAGAAAGACTTCCTTATTCTCGTTAACAATAGTGACTGGTATACCGCCGCCATGGGCAAGAGACCACCTGTCTGTTGTGCCGGGAACCGGGATGATGGAAAGCTCTTGGCTGCTAAAGTTTTCTGCCACATACGGGTAACGCAGCATTGAATCATTAACGGCGGCGGTTGCCATCTCTTCGATGTCTTTTGGCAAGTCCGTTGTTTTCGGCACCATAATGTTTCTAACGCGAGTGTGAGACTCACCGTAATCCTTGGCCGCAAGCTCCACTGCAACGTCAGGGGCAACGCCAAGTTTTATATACTCCTTGGTTAGCTTACTCACATAATTGGTGATTGCAGACCTATCCTGAACTACGAACTCTTCGTCTCGGCCAAGGCCGGGGATGTATTCGTACCAAGAGTAAGACGCTGACTTCTCGTCTTCGATTGACTCAACAGAACTTTGCACCAGCTTGTAAGAAGCGTTTACGTCGATGTCATCGCGCTGTTGTTGCAGTACGCGGATTGCCCCCGCCTTGTCGAAATAAGGCTCCAAGCGCAAGAAGGCTTCGTAGGTTGTGCGGTCCTTCTCATTAGTGTGCCTGTTAGCTACGCCACGGCCAGATAGCTTCATCTGCCGGTACAACTCAATCCCGGCCTCGACTTGTTCCATTTCGGGGCTGTCAGGGTCAAAGTTGGGGTCAACTATACGCCCTGCCTGAGCGCCCAAAATTGCTTCAAAGGTTTCGTACTTTGTGCCATTCTTCGACAAGTCGTTAATCTGTGCCGGAACGTCTCCGGCAAGTTGCGCCATGCGTGTCTCAACAGCGGCCTTAGTTTGCTTCTCTGTGGCTTTCCCCG